GGACGGGAGCATGGGAGATGCTGAAAAAGAAAGTGGGGAAAGAGGAAGCACTGAAGATGGGTGCTGGAAATGGTGGCCAGCTGAACCCGACGTGGGTAGAGTGGCTCATGGGGTTCCCTCCCGGGTGGACCGACTTAAATCCCTCGGGAACGCCGTCGTCCCCCAATGCGCCGAATACATCGGAAGAAGGATAATGTCCCATGACCAAGAGTGAGGAGATAACAGCCATCAAGATCCAGGCAGTGGAAGAGGGGCGCTTCCCACGCGAAGTTGCCGACCTCGCCATAGAGCACTACGAGAAGCACCTGAGCCAGCACTACGACATATACCCTAAAGACACGCCCCTGACCATGAAGGGGGACCCATGTTTGACAGATTCAAGAGGATAGGCAAGGGCATCGCCAAGACCGCCATCATGGCCACCCCCCAGGCTCGGGCACTCAAGGCCATCCACAAGCGTTTACAGGACCCTACAGACGACTTCGGCGTTGTTGGGGACAAAGACCTGCTTGAGGTTATCGCCGCCCAGAAGATCCGCATCGAGGAGCAGGAGAAGAAGATGGCAGCCGACAGGGAGTTGCTGGCCGAGGTAGCCGCCTCCAGTATCGAGTGGGATGCCGGAAAATACATAACCGTTCAGATTGACAAGGATACGTGGGAAGCCCTGCAGGAGATGCGCGATGGGGGGGCCAGCAGCCATGATCCTGGTTGGTAACGTCATAGAGAAGTTGTCGGAGATACGTGAAACTGTGCAGACGTGCGTGACGAGTCCTCCGTATTGGGGTCTGCGTGACTACGGGGTTGAGGGTCAGCTTGGCCTTGAGAAGACGCCGCAGGAGTTTGTGGCGAATATGGTCGAGGTGTTTCGGGGTGTGAGGCGGGTGCTTCGGGATGATGGGACGCTGTGGCTGAACATCGGGGATAGCTACGCCTCGCAGCGAGGCGGAACACACCAACCAGCAGAAACCCTTGCGGGTGGCGTTGGAGGCAAAACTGAATCTGGCGCACGGGTCAACAGGTCCAGACACGACGGTTATAACCCAAGCCGTAACGCATCTGCGTTTGGGTTGAAGCACAAAGACCTCTGCCTCATCCCTGAGAGGCTGGCGATTGCCCTTCAGGACGACGGCTGGTGGATACGCTCCCGTATCGCGTGGTGCAAGAAGTCGAGTATGCCCGAGAGCGTGACGGACAGACCGACGTCGGCGTGGGAACACATCTGGCTTCTTACGAAGAGTGCCAAGTATTACTACGACGCAGAGGCCGTGAAGACGTCGAACGGTGCCAACCTCCGCAACTACTGGGTGTTAGGCCCCGAGCCGCTTAATAGTGCCGTCGTCTATGGCAGCTATCGCATAGCGTCAGCAAATTGTCGAGTGCATGATTGTCAGGCTTACCTGGAGCACGCTCTACGAGGTGGTGAACTACAAGTCTCTTCTGGTCCTGCCCACAGTCTTGGCATTGATGCCCGTCCCGATCAAGGGCAAGAAGGCGTTGCTTACGCCATACGCGAAGATCAGTACGGGTTTCTTTCTGATGTGTCTTTTGCCACTTCCCATAGCAACGAAATCCGCAGAATGGCCGATCAGTTAGCGCGGCGTGGGACTTCCGACGATAAATCTTCTCCCCACACTGAGTGCATTTCAGAGTCACACCATTCTTCCGCCACTTCCGACCACACTCCCGAGAGCAATACTTCGGGGGGTGACGCTTCAGATGGGACGGCGACTTGTCCTTCGGCTCAAACTCACGACCACATTCTTGGCATTGCAACATTTGAACCTCCTCCTGACGGGTGTACCTGTAAATATCGGGGGAAGGTCGAAAAGAGACAAGACCATTATGCGGCCTTCCCCTCAGAGATACCCCGACGCTGCATCAAGGCCGGGACGAGCCAGAAGGGGGCCTGTAGTGAGTGTGGGGCACCGTGGGAGAGGGTGACAGACAGGGAGCCAAGCCAATATGCTCAGGGCATGACGACGAGGACGCACCGTGACGACACACAGCCGGGGAATGTTGGTAACACCCGCAACGAGAACGGCATTGTCCCCTACCTCAAGCCCGTGCAAGCTACCACCACCGGCTGGCAACCCACCTGCGACTGTGACGCCGAGGTCGTCCCTTGCACCGTGCTGGACCCCTTTCTCGGAAGTGGGACGACCGCTGCCGTAGCACAGGAACTTGACAGGGAGTGGGTGGGCATAGAACTCAACCCCGAATACGCAGCACTGGCAGAGAAGCGCATAGCCTCTGTCGGGGCACCGCAGATCGGGCTGTCGATATGACGATAGGAGATAACATGAGGGATGCTATGGCTACAGTATTCGAGGCCACCAAAGCCCGCGCTGTAGCCCTGTGTGAGAAGATGGCGCGTAGTGGCCAGAAGCACGGAGCCAGCAAGGAGTTTGTAGCGGGAGCCTATGCGGCAGCTGAAATTGTTCGGGATATGACCGAGGAGGAGCGATGAGGCCAGTAGGCCTAAAGGATACGAGAGAGGGCGGGATGACAATAGAAGACCTCAAGCAGAACCTGCGCCAGGCCGCAAAGAACCTCGCGAAGGCGCGAACCGTACAGGATCGGGAGAAAGCCCTGAATGACGAGGCCAGTGCCCGCACGGCCTACTCCCGGGCATGGACGAGCAGACTCTACAAGCTCCCCCATGCCGTCATAGACCGTATCAACAGAGACTTGGGGTAACGGAGAACGGGGATGGTGAGGATGTCCTGGTCTACGGCTACGAGAAGCAATAGGAGAGTGACGTGGAACTACGGGGCCAAAGAGCCAGAGCTGCCATGACTGAGGAGACTCTTGACCTTGAGGTCAATTATCTCAAGTGCTGCCTCGAGCCTCACGATATGACGGTATTCATGCCGGTTTTGCGAGCCTATGCCCGGGAGTGCGCGACGATTGCGGAGCTGGGAGTCAGGAAGGGCATGTCTACGATAGCCCTTCTTGCGGGGCTGCCGGCAGGTGGGAAGATGCAGTCCTTCGATCAGGATCTGTGTGAGAATGCCGAGGCCCTGGAGGCTATGGCGGAGGGTGTGGGCACCAGGTGGATATTCCAGCAGTGCGACATCTATGACCTGCATCCGTGGCCGCTCAAGCCGGATCTGCTGTTTCTGGACTTCAACCACACGTATAAGGGCGTTACCACGCAGCTCGTTGAGTTTGGGAGCACGGCAAGGCGGTGGATAATAGTTCACGATACGGTGTCATTTCCCGATGTTCGAGTGGCCATCGCTGACTGGCTGGCGGAGGCGGAGCAGCGGTGGGAGATAGAGCGGGAATATTGCGAGGGTGAGGGACTTGTGGTTCTCAGGAGGGAGCATGGCCGAGACGCCGGGAAGCGCGAAAATCCCAGATAATCGCATTAAAACGGACCCCAAAGCCTCCGAGCTGTCGCAGGAGGTGATTTTGGCCCTTCTGGCGTCGAAAAACAAGCCGAATCCCAAGGATCGCGGCAAATACGAGAAGACCGAGCACTTCAGACGCCTGAAAGCCGCCGCCCTCGCGCTCTACAGGTCGTGCGTCTTGTGCAATGGGACGAAAAACCTCGTCGTGCATCACAGAAACTACCTAAATCTCTTTCAGGAGCACCTGACGGAGGACGTTGTCGTAGTTTGCAACTTCTGCCACGGCAAATATCACCGCGGACACCGAGGAAGATCATGAGCACACCTAAAGTCAGCGTCACAAGACCCGAGCACCTCGTTCCCGGGGGCGTTTACCGCCTTTTTGGCTCCGAGGAGGGCAAAAACATACCTCCCCAGGCCATTCGCGTCGAATCTTCCGTAAAATACCGCGGAATCCTCGATACGGGGCATGTCGAGGTCACCTGGTTCACCGATTTGGGGGTTCAGGGTAAGCACAAGCATCGGGGGCTCCTCTTCCTTTCCGAGGTAAACATCCCCGAGCACGGGCATCACGACAGGCACCTTGAGAGAGTGTCCAGTGAGGAGCTCGCAAGGGCCGCGCAGGAGATGATGGGCGAGAATCGGAAGCAGGAGTATACCGAGATGGCCACGGACGACGAGGACTACCAGAATATGCTTAATGGTCGGACCAATAATGGCGGCAATTGACGCTCCCATCCTCCATGTGGGCGTAGATATTGGCTATCGAAGGGACACAAGTGCCGTTGTCGCCATGTACCGCCACCCCGAGTGGAACCAGCACTGCCTCTTCTGCCATAAGGCGTGGACGCCACCTGTCCACATTCCCAATGTGACGGCCTACGTCCGCCTCCTCCTGTCCAAGGAGCGGGTTGCCGGCGTGTGGTTCGATCCCCACCAGTGGGCGGCGGAAGCCCAGCACCTTGCCGGGGAGGGATACGACCATCAGTTGCAGGAAGTGCAGCAGTCTGGCAGTTTCATGGTGGCCATCGGCAATAACCTCTCAAACCTGATGCAGCGCGGCAACTTCCTGCTATACAAGAATGCGGAGGTGAGGAATCACTTCTCCTGGTGCGCCGCCAAGGCTACTGAGCGGGGATACCGCATTGTCAAGCAGGATCAGTCGAAGCCCATAGACATCGTCGTGGCTATGGCCATGGCGGCGTGGGGGTCTTCTCAGGATCTTTCGCATATGACGCATCCGACTTATGACCGGTCGGTGCATTCTGTGGGAGTGTTGGACCTTGCCTGACATCATCTTCCTGACAGCCCGAAATCTCGGCGAAGACCTGGAGCTCCTCTTTCAGGTCGAGGGGAAGCCCAACTTCTCCCATATCGTGCGCCGCACCGTCCTGGGTGTCGGATTTCCCGAAGTCAACGACTTAGGGCAGCGGAACCACGCCTATGTGTGTGTGGCTGCCGAGAGAGTCTGGCCCAACGAGATGGAGGACTTTGGGAGGCCCGAGCGCCAGTATATCATCATTGACGAGGCCGAGGCCGTCATTCTCTCGGACCTGACGGCCCATATTGTGCGCCTTAAGGACACCTACCTCGCTACCACCGTCTACTGCCCCAATGACCCCATTGCCCTCGTTGAGGGCCTCAAGAGGGCCGAGGGCATAGCCTACTACCGGCAGGAGAGCACGCCAATGCTGCGGGATAAATTCCCCTCCTTCGTGTCCACGCTGACGAAGGCGGCAGTTCGCGATATCCCCGTGAACCTCGAGGCGGCACGTCAGGATATCAACAGGATGCTGGATGAGACACTGGCATACCCCGGCACGGATATTCCCATCTACGGGGCTGGGGATGTCCCCCACCGCCGGCTGGTGACTCTGACGTCGGGCGTCAACTTCCATACGGAGAAGGCAGATCAGGCGGTGCAGAGGTCCGAGCCGCGGTATATCGTGCCCGTGTGGATGGCCGTAAATGGTCTGGATACGTCTATGGCGTGGGGCAACAGGCAGAAGAAGCAGGGACACGAATGGAAGGGGGCGGAACGCAGTGGCTACTGATATGACCCTCGCCGACCTCTACCCCACCCTCGACTGGAGCACCTTCGAGGAAGATATTTCCGATCAGTCTAAGCAGGGCCTTCTCGACTGCGCCCTCTACATGCGAGCGTGTGCTTCTGATACCTGCAACTGGAAGGGTGTGCGCGAAGACAGCGGCATGGAATACTCCGCGTGTGCCTACTGCGGAGGCCCCCTGGTTGACGATCACGAAGCCCGCGAGCAGTTTCGCAAGCGCCTTGGAAATGTCTGGATACAGGTGCTGGGATGGCTCAAGGCACAAGGTCTTGTGGTCAATGGAGTTGACAAGTGAGATAAATATTCCTTATATTCGCATTTAAACCCCACTGGACGAGAAAATCCACACCCCCTATGGACCGTCCTGAAGTAACGACCGATGTGCGGATCGGGCGCAAGCCTGTGCCGTTGTTGGTCGTTTTTCTTTGCCTGGTCGTAGTTACCAAATGAGGGCCGCACCCCTCCGGTGCTGCGGTCAGGCATTTTTTACAAGGGGCACCTCTTGGCAGCACAACCTCCCGGTGGCAATGGCAATGGCGCTCTTCAGGGTCTGGATCTCTCCAGCCTCCTTGGCGAGATGTCGGGTCCTCAAAATGGTGAGGCCACAGGCCCCGAAGAGGTGCGCCAGGCTCCAACCTTCCCAGAACCGGAACCCCTGAAATACGATAAGACGGAGCAGCAGGACATCGCCGATATGTGCGTCCATCTCTACGACAATGGCGTCATTGCCCGCAATGTCTGGGCCGGCAAGCACCAGCTCTACGATCAGATGTTCCGAGGTCGGGTTGAGGAGTTTGCAAACAGGACTGGTCCTTGGCCGGGGTCTTCGCACCTCCATGTGCAGATGCCCTACTGGCTGGTGGATGCCCTGAATGCGCGCCTCGTTCACACCCTCTGGAACCAGATGCCCCTCGTTCAGGGGGTATGGGAGGAAAACGACGATCAGGAGGTTGCCAGGGATGCCGCACAGCTTGTAGAGTGGCACCTGCAGCCCAAGCGCGCCAACGTCCGGGAGATGTGGTCGCGGGCCTCCAAGATCCGCCTTATCCACGGCAGCTCCGTATCTCTGATATCCTACGTCAATGACAGCTTCCGCTATCGCGTGACAACGCCGCTACCGGAGGTGGCCACCCTCTTCAACGATGAGTTCGCCATTGACGAGGATACGGGGGAGCCCATAGAGGTTGCTGGCGAGGAGCAGGAGACGACGATAGAGGAAGGACCCCTGTATCGGGGTCCCGTTGTATATCCCCTTGAGTGGGATGACGTCGTTGCCCCCATAGGGTGCATGAACCTTCAGCCCCTGCGGATGAAGAACCCCGGAGGTGCCGACTGGGTGTTCGTCAGGCACTTTGAGACTCTCAGCCAGATGAAGAAGAAGCACAAGGCCGGTATCTACTCGGAGATGTATGCCGACGACAGATACGAGGCTGATGCTGATGAGGGCATCAAGGACTGGTGGGTAGACAATGCCGGCGACCAGACGCGAACGGGGCAAGGTGGCAGCCAGAACAACCAGCGCGTGCGCCAGCAGGATCAGATGGATGGCAACAACAGGTCGCAGGCCCAAAACCGAGCGGGCACACAGGAGCAGCGCAAGAATCCCGAGTTCGAGATACTGACATACTACGGGGCCTACAGACACCCCGACACGGGAGAAGACGAGGAGGTGGTATTCTTCGTCGCCAAGGACATGCCGAGGATTTTCCTCGGGGGCTTCATGCTCACCGACTTGGTATGGACCGGCGACAGGCCCCTGATGGAGATGCACTACCAGACGCTCTCCAATCGCTTTTACTCTATGGGCGTCATGGAAATTGTGGAGCACCTGTCCGAGGAGCTCGACACCATCCACAATATGCGCGTGGACGTGGGCATCGCCACGAACCTCCCGTGGTACTTCGTGCGGGCCTCCAGCTACATAGATCCCTCAACCATCGTCCTGAAGCCCCTGCAGCTTGTGCCTGTTGATGACCCCCGCGATATCGTCGCCCCGCAGGTGCAGAACGTCACCAGCTTCTACCACCAGGAAGAAAGCCTCCTGCTTACCATCATCGAGAGGGTGATGGGCATTACGGATCTCTTCCTTGGCATTTCGCCGCAATCGGGTGCAAGTGCGCGCCACGCCACAGGTTTCCTCGGAACAAAGGCAGAAGCCGAGGCAAGACTCGCCCAGCCCCTGTCGCAAGATGCCGAGAGCTTCTCCTTTATGGCGCGCATTATCTACAACCTCGAGATGCAGTGGGGGCCGCGGGAACGCAGCTTCCGCCTTGAGGGTGAGCGGTCGGCAGTATCCCGCGAGGGGCTGACACGCGACGACCTCTGGTTTCGGGGGATGTACGACTTCCGCCTTGGGGCCAACGTGGGGATGATGTCGCAGCAGAACAGGTTCCAGCGCTCCCAGCAAGCCTTTCAGTTTCTCAGCCAGAATCCCCTGGTTACGCAGGACATGGGAAGACTATGGCAGGTGACCGCCGAAGTCCTCAGATCCATGGGATACCGCGATTACGAAATTGAGGAGTTCATAGGCCCCCACACCTCCGTATCGGCGGGAACCCTCAAGGATCAGGACGAAGAGCTCGCGCAGATGATCGAGCACAAGTTCGGACCGGGAACGCCCGCACCCATTCATCCTGGCGATAACGACCGTGACCATATGGACAAGATTACGCTATTCCTGAATGGCCCCATCTGGGGAACTATAGACAACCCCAATGCGGAGCGGGCTATCAATGCCCACTACCAGCAGCACGCCCAGGCCGAGCAGCAGAAGAAGATGCAGCAGCAGCAGGGCGCGCAGCAGCAGATGACGGGACAGGGGCAGCAGCAACCACAACAGCAGGGGGCACCGCAGGGAGGTGCCGACCTTGCCAATCGAGCTGCGGCGCAGATACCCTCAGAGTCGGGGGTCAGCAACTTCGCGCAGACCTATCAGGCGCAGACCGCCAACAGTGCATCGGGCGGACCTCCGAACCTCGGACAGTAAGGGAGAAATAGAATGGGTGATATCAAGGTCAAGAATGTTGTTGGATGGCATGGTTCTTCTAAGCCAGCGCCCAAAGTGCAGGGGGCTACTAAGGATCAGGTTCGGCGCAAGCAGACGGGTGCGGCCATCACCCCCTCCGAAGGGCAAAAGTACAAGGGGCTATTAGGAAAGAAAGCTAAAGCGACTGTACCAGAGAAATCTAAGGTGAATGTGCGAAGAAGGGCTAAAGTGCGTGGGGGCAAGAAGTAGATGGCAGGTCAATATGGACCCACACGTCAGGATGCGAACATCGACCCGCAGGCGGGGCGCTATAACCTGATGGCGGCTATGCAGGCTCTGGCAAAGAAGCTGCCCGCTATGCCGATGATAGCCACAGATAGAATATCACCTCACGCCCGCATGGCTCCGGGTGTCGCCGGGGGCAATGAGAGCTTTACCCTTCAGGACCTTGGAGGCTTGGCTGCCCAGATGGCCCCGGCGTCAGCCGATCCTTTTACGATGTTGGCCGAGGCTGGCCCCGTGGATGAACTGGCGGCTCCTCTTCTTGGGGCACTGACGGCAATGGTGAGGAAGAGTGACCCCAATGCGCTGCGGAAGGTTTACCATGGGTCCCCACACAAAATACCTCCCGAACCGGGGTATCCCATGGGTCGGTTCAAGGATGAATTCATCGGCACGGGTGAGGGAGGGCGAGCAAAGGGGCATGGACATTATCAGGCTGAAAACCCAGAAACAGGAGAGTTTTATAGAGAAAGCCTTTCTGACCCAAAAATCGTTGATGCTCAAGGGCTTCCTGCAAAAGAACATGACACCGCGTCCGCGTGGCTTGAATCGGGAGGTTCTTATAAAGAAGCAAAGAAGCAACTTCAAAAAGAACTCAAGGACTCTTCTGGGAGCACAGGAATGGTGGAGGGCCCATCCGGCACCTCCATTACAAGTGAAGAGTTTTTCAGAAATGCTCTCAGCGCCTTGGACCACATGGAGAAGAAAGGCATACGCATAGAAGACGCAGGGTACGTTTATGAATCGGCCCTGAAAGTCGCTGATGAGGATTTTCTTCTCTGGGATAAGGCCATAAGCCAACAAAGCGAAAAGGTTAAAACTGCTATACAAAACCATGTTGAAAAACAAGCAAAAGACATAGAGGTGGATTTGTTGTCAAGCACCTGGCCTGAACACGCAAGGCTTGTCGCAGATACAACAAGAGAAAATTTATTAAAACGCACAGGCGGGGATTATCTGGAACATGTTGGAAGGAACGAGATAGGGACAAAAGAACTTCAGTCTTTGGGGATCAAGGGTGTCAAATTCCTTGATGCGGGAAGCCGCGACACAGGTAAAGGCACATTTAACTTCGTCGTCTTTGACCCCGAGGATCTTGAGATACTCCGAATCCTCGGCATCACGGGAGCCGTGGGCCTTGGGGCAGCAGCGTCGCAGCAGGGACCTCCTACACCGGATGTAAATCTATGATAACCTCCCAAGAGCAGATGGACGTATATGAGACATCCCTGTCTCCGGGGTGGGACATCGTCCTCCGCGAGGTGATGACACGCCTCAACGAGTCAGCACAAGACGTCTTGAAAACCGTCAGGCCCGGCATCGACGCCGAGGAGCGCATGCACCGCGGAGGCCAGCATCAGGGGGTTCGCGATGTCTACGAGTTCTTGAGGAGAATGGAGAAAGATGCCACTACTGCAATTAGGGCCGGAAACAAAACGACGCATAGTGCAGAACAGGCTCAACAGCAGCAAGAGGTTCGGGTTCTTTGACTTTACAGACTCGCCACCGGAAGTCTTGGGACGTCCTACGCCCGAGCCGGTATTAATCGAAGAGGGCCTTACCGTCGGCCAGCTCCTCAAGGCAGCAGATATGCTCAGTGAGGAGGCGACACGTCGGGACCGCCTAAAGCAAGCGAAAGCGCAGCGCCAAACCTAAAAGAGGAGGTGATCCACACATGCCCAAGGGCAAGTATGATGGTGGTGCAAAAACCCAACAGCAGGGCGCAGGCAAGAGAGCGTCCAAGGGTGGGATGAAGACAGCATCGAAGAAAGCCGGCAAGGGCAGTCCGAGCCGGAAGTTGTATTAACTAACTCGCCAGGAGCATGCGACAATGCCCGAAGAAACACTTCAAGACAACGTAACACCACAAGGCGCTGGTGCCGCACCCGATAGTGCGGCAGGAAGTGAGCCTGCTTCCACCCCCGAGCCCGAGATACGGTACGCGTCCGCTGACACGATAGTTCAGCCCGATCCGAGCACGGATTCCGCAGACGATGGCGCATCAGGCCAGGTGCCGTCTTATCGGCTGCGGGAGGAGACATCGCGACGCCGCGAGGCAGAGAATGCCGCGCAGCTTATCGCACAGCAAAACCTGATACTTCAAAACCAGCTGAACCAGCAGCAGCAGAGTGTGGCACCCGCCCCCGGCGTTCCCGATGAGCTCATAGAGCCCTTTGGGAATGACGAGGAAGGACAGAAGGCACTACGCGCTGTTCGCGGTGTCTCGCAGCATGAAACCCGAGAGGCTCTGGATCAGTTTCGTGGTGAGATACGCCAGGAGCTGCAGCAGGAGTTCGACACGAAGCTCGGGTCCGTCACGGCGTCGATAACTATGGGCGAGGAGCTTGCAGGCATGAAGACTCGCGGCCTCATTGACGACAATGCGGAGAAGGAAATCGGAAGACGCATGGGTGAGCAGATACGCCAGAATCCGGCGTGGGGACAGAAGGGCAATCAGGAGCACCTTCTCAACAAGGTGTGGACGGACATGCTCCGCAGTGGAGACATCCGCCCAACGACGCAGCCCGCAACACCCCGCGAGGGGGGCAACAGCCCCCTGCAGCCCGGAGGTTCTCGCCCCACAGAAAAGCAGCTTCGCGACAACAACGATGCGGAGCTTCGCGAGATTCAGGAACGCTTTCCCAATTCATTTCAGGGAAAGACGATTGAGCAGCTGCGCAGCCTCGGTGGCCCCCAGTCTTCGACGGTGGAGCACGGGTCCCGACAACCGCAGCAGCAGCAAACCCAGTTACCTTCACAACGCACCTTTGTGCACACTCGGGAGTAATAGATGCCTACCGATAAACGTGAAGCCAAGGTAGTCACCAAGCCCTCCGTGGGAGCACAGTGGGCGGGAACAAAGCTGGACCCAAACGAGAGCGGCATGCTTCAGTGCCCCTTCTGTCCGTGGTCCCCGGTGACGGGGAGTCTCGGTGAGCAGAAGAATGCCCTCGGACACCACCTTGATGAGCAGCACGAAACCAAGCTGGAGTTCGCAAGGCTGCATTGGGCAGACCTCGGATGGGAAGCCTACGAGAAGATGAAAGAGCTCGAAGCTCGCGAGGAGCAGGAAATAGACTTTGAGGGCATGCTCCTCGGCGAGAGTTTCGATGAGTTCGATTATCTCTATGTGGGCAAGGAAGTCAAAGACAAGGTGCGAGGGCGTGGCGGTGTCTTGCGATGGGCAAGCGCCAAGAACGTCCAGCGCTACAAAGATTGGGGTATGCGCGTCGTAGAGCGTGGGGATGCGGAGATGCCAAGCCAGCAGTCCCGCGAGGATACGACAGCACGCGCCAATGAGCTTGTCTTGATGGAGATGCCAGCTCCCTTGCGCGAGAAGAGAAACGCACTGCGCCAGCAGAAGATTCGATCACAGGGTGCCACCGTGGGCCGTGCCGAGGATCTTCAGAACAGCCAGAGCGACCTGGGGAAGAACGCTTATGAGCACTATCGGCGTCAGGGAGTGCCTCACGAAAATGCCATGCGTCTTTCGCGAAATGTCGAGGGTCGCGTGGCGTCGGGTGAGATATCCTTTGACATGGAACCAGGTGAAAACAGATACACGCATCGGAGGTAATACCTAATGGCCAACGTGGACCTTGCCTTTGGTTTCGTTGCCACACCCCTGCTGCGCGCTCGGCCCTACAGTGTCGGAGCCACCAACGCCACGATCCTCTACATCAACGACGTGGTAGCATTGGAGGCCACCGGCAACATGGTATCGGCGGCAGCAGCGTCAACACTGATTATCGGCAGCGTCCTGGGGTATACGAAAGCCTCAACGGGTGTGGATCTTCCCGTTGCTGATGCTCGAGCCCAGGAGTTTCACGCCCAAGATGACGGCACCGGCACGCCGACGCAGTCTATCATCGGGCTCATTTCTGACCACGTCGCTACGGCAGGATCGACCTACACGCGACTTTCCGCTCACGAATTGTCAGGCACGACAGCCGCGACGATTGGTGGATTCCAGCGCCTCGACTATGTAACCGACCCCGACAGTGCAGTGGCAGACTTTGCCATCTGGCGGGTTATCGGCGTCGAGACGATGTGGAACACGACCACAGGCATCTAAGGGAGCCAGAAAATGCCAGCACTCGCCACTACCTCTGGTTTTCCTAATGACACCACCCTGCGCGGCATACACATGATCGTGTATCAGGCGTGGAGTCAGCGGGAGCCAGTGGGACGCAAGATCTTCAATGTCTACGACTCGGATCAGATTCGTGAGCACTCACTGACATTCGGAGGTCTGGGAATCATGACGCAGAAGGCCGAGGGGGCTGCTGTAGACTACACCTCCCCGGTTGAAGGTTTCCTCAACACGTATACCCACACGGTGTTCGCGTCGGCAGTTCGCATTACGATGGAACAGTGGGCTGACGACCTCTACAACGTGATGGAAGACCAGCCGGCAGAACTCGGCAGGGCTGCATACGCCACAGAGGAAACCACGCTGGCGAACCACTTCAACAATGGGTTCGACAGTGGAGTTACAGGTGCCGATGGTGTGGAGCTCTTCTCCACGGCTCACGTCCGTGAGGACGGAGCGACCTATGCCAACGAGCTTTCAACAGCTGCGGACCTCTCGACCACGTCGTTGGAGCAGGCGCTGATCGACTTCCGCAACCAGCGGGATGGCGGCGGCAAGCGCCTGTCCATCAAGCCCGAGACACTGCTCGTACCGCCGGACCTTCAGTTCGCCGCTGTCCGCATTCTCGATTCCTCGCAGACACCCGAGGACAACACCAACGCTGTGCAGCCCATCAGCGGCTTGGGCCTGACGCTTCAGGTCTGGGACTACCTGGCGAACACGGACGACTGGTTCGTCTGTGCAGCGAAGGAAAACCACAAGCTCAACCTGTATGAGCGGGCCTCTTTCGCCACCAGTGACATTCTGGACTTCGACACTGGCGACGTGAAGATCAAGGGCTTGTTCCGGCAGTCGAGTGGATGGGCAGACCCCCGCGGTCTGTTCGGAAGCCCAGGAGCGTAATAAACCTCGCCCGCAACGCTGACTCGCGGGTCACTTTTAGAGGGGGGTGAGTAGCCTCGGCGAAAGCCCCCGTACTCCACTGGAGAGAAAAAAATGGCAAGACTTGACAAGGTTGACGGCAAGTGGGTCAACTTGGAGAAGCCGGGCGGGAAGGTCATCTTCGTTGGTGGCGGCACGGTTGCGGTGGGAGGGGTTGGGGCTTCCGACACTTATCCTGGCACTCGCCCCGAGGCACCCAAGAGCACCATCGACGGTACCAGCGGGGCCATCAACAACTGCGTCAGCGGTCGTGGTGACACCATCGTCATCCTGCCGGGAAGCATCACTGTTACGGTGGCTATTGCCCTTGATGTTGCAGACCTGACGCTTACGGGCATCGAGAGCGGTGCGTCCATCAACCCTTCGGCGATTCTAAGCTCGCTCGCCGCCTCTTCGGATCTTATCAACGTGACGGCGGCAAATGTCGTCATCGAGCACCTGCACTTCAAAGCCAGCACGGCGGCGACAACCTCGCGCATTGATGCTGGTGCGGCATCTCTGACGATTCGCAACAACACGTTCCTGTGTGGTGCGTACGACCTTGAGACGATTACAGTGCCGGCGGCTGGTGACGACCTGCTGGTTGAGGGCAACAGGTTCCAGGTTACTGCCAACGGCCCTGACGCTGCCATTGAGATTGAGGCAGCGGGAGTAAACGGCCTGACGGTTCGCAACAATGTCTTCCACGGAGCCACTGATGCAAATGCTTGGGATGTTGGTGCCATCAACTCTGGCGTTGCTCACACTGATTGTCTGATTACTGGCAACATTTCGACATTCGGGCCGGCCATCATATTCTCGGCAGCTGCTCTGGGGATGATTTCTGGAAACCACATGGGCGAAGGCACCCTTGGTTCGATGCTTGACCCTGGTTCTACCATGTGTTCGGAAAACTACGAGGCTGATGCCATAGATCAGACCGCACGGCTATTTCCAACCACGGCAGCATCGTAGGAAGGGAGAATGGCCCATGGCCGTATCCAAGGCAGCAGAAGAGTTTATCAAGCACGAATGCCAGGAGCACGGCAGGACATCTGCGGAGGTTGTGCGTCGTTGGGGAAAGACCTATCCCAACGACGTGTTTACCAAGTCCGAAGCAGACGCCGTGCTTGGCATCAAGCCCGCAAAGAAGGCCAAGAAAGCGAAAAGGGGCTAACCTATGGCCGCACCCACACCATCCACGTATAGCAGGAATGTCGGACACGGAGGCTTTATCAGCTGGAATGCCGTGTGGACAGACGGGAACCAACTCACGGACACCGTTGTGCTCGACCTCTCCGCTCTCGAATACACCAGCTCGTTGACTATCCAGCGTGTTGCGTGGATGGCAACGGCCGGCATCACGTTTACGCTGGAGTTCGATGATGACTCCTCTGACGAGTTTATCCTCTCCAGCGCTCTTGCGCCAACGGACCAGCAGGATATAGACTTCACCTGGAATGGCCTGGATGGTGTGGTGATGACGGCCACAGGAGGGACGGGCGATTTGCTCATTACCACCCTGTCGGCAGCCGATGCTGATGAAATCAACTTGTTCGTATGGTATCGGGTCGATTAGTTGAACTAAGTTCTCAGACAACGGCACTACGGGGACGCTCATGCCTACAGAGACGGTATCTGTGGGCATGAGCTTGCCGCCGACTACGACAAGCACATCAACAAATATATCTTCGAGGAGCTTATGCGATGAACGTCATGATGCGCCTGATGACTCGCGGTGACGCTATGCCCTCGTCAATAGCGCGCATGCAATGGTGTCGCTCCCATGGCTGGGATGCTGACATGCACGTCAACAAGGTGGGCATAGACATCGCACGGTCGGAGGTCATCGCCAAGGCCCGCGAGAGCAATGCCGACTACCTCATTATGGTTGATGACGATGTCGTCCCTACTGATCGGATACTCAGGCTCCCCGAGCACGGTGTTCCCGTAGTTTCGGGGTGCGTGCCCTCCTGGAGTTTCGGCAAGCTCTTCTGGTGCATCTTCGACCTTGACGAAGACGGCACCTACAGATCCGTTACAGACTTCACCGAAGACCATTCGCTACAGCAGGTATACTCAGTGGGGGGAGCGCTTCTATGTATCAGGCGCGATGTCTTAGAGGACACGTCGCAAGATCCCCTGTTTCTGTTCCGGCGAAACTCCGACGGGACAGTGGCGCACTTCGGCGGCGAGGACTGCCACTTCTGCCAGAAGGTCCACAGGATGGGATATCCGATTTACGCAGACCCGGGGATGGTGGGGGAGCATACGCCACGCATCGAGCTGGTCAGAACACTGGTGGAAAATGCAGATCCTAATACCGACGGTGGGCTTATCACCGTGGCTCGCTACGACACTCGCCAGTATGGTTGCGAGCTACCCGTCAGTGACTCCTACCGTCGTATGCGCGAGCAGCGACGCGGAGACGACGGACCTCCTCCTGAGCCAGCCGTGCAGCCCCCTGTTTCCGAGCGAGCCACTAACGTGGACGGAGGCAGTGAACTACGGGCTGCATCATTTGGGAGACGAGGATGATGTCGTAGTCTGCAATGACGACATTGCCATACTTACACCGCAGTGGCTGGACGTATGGCAAGAGCACCTCGACACCAAGCGCGGAGCAGTGGGGGCCATAGGCCCCATTAGCAATAACGTCTTGAACATGCAGAGGATCGGATACCGTGCCGCGGAGATTCAGGCACTTCCATTCATCAGCTTCTTCTGTGTTTGTCTGGCAAAAGAAGCCCTGCAGGCGGTGGGTGGCCTGGATGAGCGTTTTGGCAACGGCCCTTTTGACGATCTGGATTGGAGCGAGAGAGCCAAAGCCGAAGACTTCATACTTCTTGTAGACCGGAGGGTGTGGGTGTGGCATTACGGGAGCCAGTCAATGGAGAGGTCGCCGGATTCCCAGGACAGGGCGGCAGCCCGAGCCTTGTTGGTGAAGAAGCACCCGACGGTCGAGGAGCATCTTCCCCCAACTTAAGCGTGCCGAAAGATAAGCTGTTCGAGATAGAGAAGCGCTTTCAGAGCATGGCGGGGCATTTGAGAGAAGCGCAGAAGGCTCGCGACCATTGGTATAAAAAGTGGTACACGGAAACTAACCAGGCAGAGAGGGTGGAGTAAATGTCGCTATCGCTTGGAGATTCTGTAAACAGGGGCCTGCGGGTTATTGGTGATCCGGATGTCGCCTCTTTCACTTCTACAAACCAACTCCAGAACCTCCTTATCGACGCTGCCAATGAGGCGGTCCACGACCTTGTCGAGGCTGCCCGCTTTCGGTGGGCTTTGTTTCGTGACCAGATTGTCACCAAAGATGACCTGACGACGGGCCGCGTATCTGCAACCAACGGATCTACGACGGTTACCTCCCTTGACGACGACAATGCAAACGCCAACAACTTCACAAATGTGGCTGCCGGCGACTTCATACGCATAGGCGCGGACCTCACATCCTACGAAGTATCCACGATAAACACGGCCTCTTCTCCCGATACGCTGGTGCTTGCCGACAGCTACGTTGGAACGACAACGACGGGGTCGGCATATACCATCCTCAAGGACGTCTACGCCATAAGCATTGCCAGCCTCGATGAGATTCTATACTTCTCCTATGGTGACAGTGCCAGCTTCACTGGCGGCGATGAAATCAAGCAGACCTCCATACAGCATATCAACGACCTGTCGGGTGGTGACCTCCACCGGGATACGAGTGGTACGCCCTCTTGGTGTACGCAGATAGGCGTCGATACCTCTGACAACCCGCGGTGGCTCTTCTGGCCCTATCCCAAGGACGCCTACCTTATTACGGCGTGGGCTACGCTGAAGTGGACATCCAACACGATATTCGCCACTAAGATGTTCGGCGGCGACGCCCCGGATATAGCCTATGACGCCGTGGCCCACAAGATCAAGGAGCGGGCGTGCCTCTATGATGAGGACCACGCCCAGGCGGGGTATTGGGGACAGCAGTATGAGCGGGCACGTATGCAGCTGGTGGCGCGGGAGCAGAGGAAGTACCGCGAGGGAACGAATATGACCGTGGAAACATACAGACGCAATACCATGCGGACCTATGGCATAAACACGCAGTCGTCCATTCTCTTTGACAGGGTATCGTGAGCTACGGGGCCATCACAGTTCCCGCCACGACCAACGGAATACAGATCGTTGCCGCGAACAAGAGGCGCACGGAACTGCGCGTCTTCAACAACGGAAGTGCCACCATCTTTCTTGCTGAAAACAACAGCCTGACGACGAGCACCGGATACCCTCTTGCTAGTGGGAAAGAGAGGGTGTGGAAGATGGAGGGTGCCGCATGGCCAGACCGCGATGCCCTGTTGTATACGGGTGCTGTCTTTGGCATTGTCGCCTCGAGCACCGTAGACCTGCGATACTGGGAAACCGATGATACGGGGGCTATCTAAATGGCGACAAGAGGACAAAGAGGCTATGCCGTAGAGCGCCATTACGACTTTGGGCAGGGCATATACCGCCAGACCTCACCCATTGATCCGAAGTTTCCCGACGGGGCCGTCTTCAATGCTATGAATATGGTCTACGATGGGGATACCAATAACCTTCAGTCTATGTATGGATCTTCGGAGCTCGGCAGTGCCGCGGGGACGCACGCCATCAACGGCCTCTTCGATTACCACACCGGAACGAAGCTGATAAAAACAAATGAGAACGGGGACATCTATCAGTGCAATACCGGGACGTGGGCAGCTGTCAGTGGAGCGCGAGCTACGGGCAACAACGCCACAGAAGGCACCCGGTGGTATGGGGAGATGTTCTACGGGCAGACGACAGGTGAAAACCTGCTGATCCTCTGCAACGGCATTGATGCTCCTCTTCGCTATGATACGACGAATGGAGCTGTGAACCTCGATGGCAGCCCCCAGAGCACTGGCAACTTCCCGACCGCCTGGCAGAGCCGCTTGTGGACGGCCTCGGGGTCCACGCTCGCATATTCGGCTGTCGATGACTGTGAGGACTGGTCTACGGCTGGCGGTGGTGGCACGATCAGCGTATCGCGAGGCTCCGATGGTGACATCCTGGGAATTTCGGCCTTCGCCAATCACCTCTTTATCTTCAAGCGCAGCAGCGTCTACCGCATTCCGCCAACGCAGGTTTTTTCGAGCCTCTACATCCAGGAGGTGACGGGCGTCAATGGGCTGGTGAGCGGCAAGACCCTTGTGGAGGGCGAGATAGGGGACCGCAATGTCCTGATGTGGATGAGCGAGAATGCCATTGAGGCCATAGGTCCCAGCAATGCCACGGGAGGCTTTGAGCCTTTCGAGGTATCGCGATGGATCGAGCCCCTCTATGACAACCGGAATATTACGTCAATGGGTACTGCCTGGAGCAACTACAACATGGGACGCAAGGAGTTCTATGGCTTCGTGCCGTGGGGCACCAAGACTGTGCCATCGGTAGGCTTTATTGGGAATATGAGCCGCGCCGGCAAGGCTCCGCGGTGGACGCAGATGAACCGCAACAACCTGACGGCGGGCGTAGTATTCAACGGAGATGCCAGCCAGTCAACATCGGCGACCCTCGATAACATTCAGTATGCTGGCGACAACAGTGGCAAGGTGTATCGCATGCACGACACCGCCACTGCCGTGAATTTTCAGTGGGACGGGTCTGCAGTGCTGTCGCAGTTCCAGACGAAATACTACCTTCAGAATGCTCCGGGTCACATGAAGCGCTACGGGTGGACCTTCGTGTCTGCCGACAAGATTGGTGGCAACACGGTGAACGTAAACCGCATTCTTCTGCGCC